CCCTATGCAGATATCGAACCTTGGGTTCAGAAGGCTTATTGGGAATCTAAGCTAGGAGCACAGGTGGCAATGCTCCTACCGGCCTCAGTTGGCTCTAACTGGTATCGGGATTGGGTTCATAACAAGTGTCATGTCTTGTTTATGAACGGTAGGGTTCAGTTCGTAGGAGCTAAGGACCTTTATCCTAAAGATACTATGATCCTATTGTATACACCTTATATTACATCTGGAACAGATGTATGGAGTTGGAATGCTTAATTTAGATGAAATCCTTCATAATAGTCAAACGGGACCGTTCGATAGAGAATATAATGCTGCCAAAACCTAAGGAAGTATGTGAGTCGTGTCCTCTATGGGGCGGCGGTAAAGGCTTCGTCCCAGCTTCTGGAACTGGAGCGAATGGTGTCCTAATCGTAGCTGAGGCAGCTGGTGAAAATGAAGCTAATGAGGGGATGCCCTTAGTAGGTAAAGCTGGTTATTACACCTTCCAAAACCTAGCAAGGGTTGGAATTGAAAGGGAAGGGTTTAAAGTTCATAATGTCTTATCTTGTCGCCCGCCCGAAAATAAACTCGTTAAGATGGCGTATGAAGCAGAGGCTATTAGTCATTGTGCTCCATTTCTTGACGCGACTATCACTGAAATGCAGCAGACTTGTAAAGAGAGTGGAAAGCATTTTACTATTATCACTCTGGGAAGAACAGCATTCAAAAGAGTGATGGGCCTTGATGACAAGTCCCTCATTATGAGACATGATTATTTATGTTATCCATTTTGGTCTGATAAGTATCAGGCATTTGTTGTAGCAGTTGATCATCCCTCATATTTAATGAGAGGCAATAGTCATCTCCTACCAATATTCCAATTTGGCTTCAAGAGAGCCCTTGAGATTGCTGAAAATGGTCTTAAATTTCATCAACCAACTTATTTACGAGATCCCGATCCTGCTACGTTCGCCCAATGGGTTACGGATTATAAACGTTATGCCTTGGAACATCCAGAAGAAAACCATTTATCGTTTGATATCGAAACTCCATATAAGCAAGGAAAAGATGAGTCTGAGGTTGCAGATGATGATGACGAGAGTTGGACTATTCTTCGATGCTCATTTAGCTATCTTCCTGGTATCGCTATATCTGTACCTTGGCGCAGTGATTATCTGGCCTCCCTTGAAGATTTATTTGGAACATCTTTTCCTAAAGTGGGTTTCAACTCGGATCAATACGATCTTCCAAGAATTCTAGCTAAGGTCCCAGTGAATGGGGACAGGCTAGATGTTATGTTGATGTGGCATGTCCTTAATTCAGCTTTACCAAAGGGTCTAGGGTTTGTAGCACCATTTTATTGTCATGACGTTCCAGCTTGGAAGTATACTTCTGATAACGATCCGGCTGGATATAATGCAATGGACGCAGATATAACTTTAAGGTGTTTCCAAGGAATTAAAGCTGACCTCATCAAAAATAATCAATGGCATGTCTTTGAGAGGCATGTTGTACAGCTTAATACTGTTCTTGGATATATGTCCGGAAAGGGAGTTTTAAGAGATGAGGTAATGAGGGCTGAAGCTGAGACTAAGCTCTCAACACTGCTTGATGAGGTTGAGGTTTCAATGGAAGCCTCGGTTCCTCAAGAGGCTAGAAGGTTTAAGATATTTAAAAAGACTCCCAAAAATGTTGAGGGGATGGTGCAAATTGAGAAAGAAGGAACTATCAAGAAGTGTTCAATCTGTGGAATTGAGAATCCCAAAAAGGCACACTTCAAACCCGTATCAGCTAGGAAACGTAAACTTGGATTCGACAACATATGTGAAGATGCGACGATTATCGAGTCAAAAGGAACCTTATTTTTGTGGGCCAAGCCTTTAGAGTTTAAGGTCTCAAAAGTAAGCCTATCAAACTACCAGAAAGCCTTGAAACAACAGGCCATTCTAAACCACAAAGAGAAAAAGGTTACATTTGATGAAGATGCTCTCAAGAAACTTATAAAGAAATATCCCAACGACAAACTTTATCCGAAGATTTTAGCGTACCGCGAGTATAGTAAATTACTTGGAACATATATAGGTGTAACCCAGAAAGCTGGTAGAATTCGTGGCGGTATGCCAGTTGGTAAAGATGGCCGGATTCATTGTATTTATAGCCATAACCCATCTACGCTTCGCCTAGCATCAATGCAACCTAATATGCAAAATCTTCCTAGAGCAAAAAAGCAGGAGGATCTGCAAACCATTATTAGAAATTTGATTGTTGCTAGTCCAGGAAATCTACTACTAGAATTAGATTTTAGTGCAATTGAGGCAGTACTAGTAGGTTGGTTCGCGGGATCGGCTGATTACATTAGGCTGGCTAAATTAGGTATTCACTCATTTTTGGCATCGCATGTGTTGGGTAGACCAGCTGATTTAAAATGGTCTGATGCTGATCTCAAAGCCTATTTTAGTGAGATTAAAAAATCAAAGGATCAACATGTACAAGATGTTTATAATAGCTCAAAACGTACAACCCATTTAAGTGGTTATGGTGGTTCTCCTAAAAAGATGCACCTTGCAGAACCTGATGCCTTCCCAACAATAAAAGATGCTGAAAGACTTCAAGGAATTTATTTTGAGGTTTGTCCATACATTAAAAAGTGGCAACTATCTACACAGCTTCAAGCAGATAAAGATGGTTATCTAAAAAACCCATTTAATTATATTCATCGTTTTTCACAAGTTTTTACTTTTACTAAAGAGAATGGTAAATGGAAAAGAAAACCTGGAAATGATTCTAATAAGGTTTTGGCATTCTTGCCGCAATCTACTGCAGCTGCGGTAATTAAGGAAGCAATGTTGAGACTCTATTTTAAACGATTTGAAGAGGCTGGACAATGGCTAAGACTTCAAGTACATGACTCACTTGTAAGTGATGTACCAAAAGGATTACTTGATATTGTAAAATCAATTATGAAAGAAGAAATGACTAGACCTGTTCCTGAACTAATGTTACCTAAAAGTTACAACCTTGGTGAGCATTTAGTTATTGATGTGGATTCTAAAATCGGGCCTCGATGGGGAGAAATGTCTTGAAAATTCCAAGCTGTCATCCAGATAGAAAACATGTAGATCATTTCACTTATTTGTCACCATGCCTATGGTTTAAATGGAGTTCTAAATGGTAGTAGGAATCGACGTTGACGGAGTTCTAGCCTCATTCAACATGAGTTATATCAATAAGATCATTGAAGTCACCAGGAAGGATAACTTCGGGCCGAACTTCAATGAGTCAATGATTACAACTTGGGAGTATCCTCAAGATTCATTTGGATATAGTAATGAGGAGATTAAGCGGGTTTGGAAGGATATATCCAATGATAAAACTTTCTGGTTGACCCTTAGTCCATATAAAGATACCTATAATTTTATTTCTGCTTTGAGTAGATATAATAATGATTTTTACTTCATTACCTCTAGGCCTGGAAAAACTGCAAAACTTCAAACAGAGCTTTGGTTAGATAAATTTAGTACTCAACCTTTGACAGTTCTTATATCTTCAGAAAAAGGTCTCTGTGCCAAAGCTTTGAAACTGGACTATTATATTGACGATAGGATTGAGAATTGCATTGATGTTGATGAGAATTCATCCACCAAGTGTTTTATGCTAGCTCAACCGTGGAATAGACAGATCTATGGAATTGAGCGTATCAATAGTATCATGAAGTTTATGGAGGTTATCAAATCATGATGGGCAATGATATTTTATGTTGGTTATGCGGTAAAAAGTGTAATGGTTTTTATAATTGGGCATTATTTAAGAGCAACTTCACATGTACAAAATGTTATCTAAAGGTGATTAGAAATGTCTGCTAATTTGAAGGAACCTTTCAATCCCTCATGTTGTGATGGGGGAGCAGCCTCAGCTAATGCTAAATCGGCACTGCCGTGTGGGTGTGATGAGGGGGCGGGATGGGTTTGTAGACAGCACCAAGCTGATAAGTATATGGACACACAACGAAATATAGCAATAGATACCATTACTGATCAACTATATGGTATTATGGAAGGTGATCTTCATGCTAATACTACATCACCACCTAAGGATGGTTATAGAGGGATTTCTAGAGATGCCTACCCTCCATCAATTAGACAATTTGAAACTGGTGCCACAAGAGATGTAGACACCAATAAGTATGATTATGAGGGATTCCTATCACCATTAGTACTAGAACGTTACGGGCAGTTCATGCACAAGAATCGTCTTCAAAAGGATGGTAAGCTTAGGGATTCAGATAACTGGCAGAAAGGCATTCCTCAGTCAGCATATATGAAATCAGGTTGGCGTCACTTCATGGAATGGTGGCGTCTCCATAGAGGTCCTGATAAACAACATGGAGATTTATATGGAGATAGACTTGAAGATGCTCTTTGTGCATTGATGTTCAATGTGATGGGCTATTTACATGAGCATTTAAAAGGCTCGAAGAGATTATAAATGAAAAAGGCCACCTTTAAGTTTGGGTGGCCTCTACTTTAATAGCAACTTTAGGTTCACGTTTCTTCCTAGGTTTCTTCACAGGTTCAACCCTGACTAACATTCCAGCGGGCACGAATGAGTACCCTCTATAGGTAGAATCATCACATTTTTCACTTGCAATTGAGACGCCAATACTATCATATTTTAGAAGTAGCCCGTAACTAATACACTCCACAGGCAGGTGGGGTATCTCATCTATATCATATGTGACATTTGCCGAAGATCCATGAGCATCATTCCAAACAACTCTAACAAGAGAAAATAATTCAGGAATAGCCATTATAATCCCTCAGTATCTATATAGGTTAAAGCAGAATCTAAAATACTTATTTCTCTAAACCACTCTAAGCTGCTTACACCAACATTACATTTTATACATAAGAGTTTACGAATTTTGTTTGTCTTGTGATTATGATCAACTGCTAACCATTTATAGGTTGGGCAAGACTTTTTACACAAAAAACATACACCATCTTGGACAGCTAATAATTTAATATATTCATCCAGTGTCAGATTATAGTTAGTTTTTAAGTGCCTTATTCTACTTAAGTTTGGATTAGCTGCTCGATCTCGTTTATTTTTAATACTAATTTTTTCTTTATTTTTTAGATTATATTCACGTTCATAAGCCTTTATCTTTTCGCTATAACGCAGATAATGTTGCCTAGCAGCTATTGATTTGGCTTCCTTACATAATAAACAACGACAACCTAGTCCGTATGTAGAAGCTTTTCCGTGCGTGCGGTTTGATAAATCTTTAACGAGTTCCCCAATCATTATTGTCCTCGCCAGAAACCACTTGTAAAATCACGTACTACATCATAAGGAACACCACCACTAATCTCATGAATAGTAGTTCCAAATCCCCCACCAAATCCAGCTTCCATCACACTGATAACTTTATCATCGGTTGTTAGAAATGGCCCTCCACTCGATCCACCACCACCCGTCATCCCAACAATTACATAAGGTCTCCACCCACCTGGATTAGCTAGAGGATTGGCTATTTTACCCCAGAAAACCGTTTGAAAGGAATCACCATTCATAAAACCAACAGAATGAATTTCCTGGCCCCACTTTGGGCTATAAGAAGATAATTGTAAATCAGGTGATTGAACGTTAGAGAATAAAATTGCTAAATCTTTATCCTGATCGATTTTGACAACCTTAGTGATATGATTTTCAATCATAGCAATATCAAGACTATAATCATCAATACAATGAGCAGCAGTTAACCAGTAATGTTTCTCAGAATTGATATTAAAGGTTGTACAATGAGGATAGGTTTGATGATCATTCTCGTCCTGCCAAACAAGAGGCTTAACCGCGTCTAAATAGGCGGGAGGTTTTGAATAGGCAGTCATACCTAAGAAGAGGAGACTGACACCTATTAGGAAGGCCAGAACCGGTTTCATTTGATTTATCCCTTATACTCGATACCATTGACAACGAACTTACCATCGATAATTGTAACTACATAATCGTTAAAATAACCACCCTCCCGCATATAGCCATATAAGAAACCCTGCATCCACCTGTTAGGCTTGCCCTCGTTATAGCGGGGATTCTTACCACATAGACATGGGACAGCTATTCCGGTTTTTCCAAGTTTGTCGTCGGAGGGAGAGGTTTTAGTAAACGTTTGAAAAGTATGATGATGGCCAAATCGAATATTACGTTCATGGTTAATAACAGCAGCTTTAGCCACATTTTCTCCACCCTTTATGGTGTCCCCATGAACGAATCGAAGCTTACCATAGTCGTACTGACCGCCCTGAGGAATGACCTTCCACTTCTTTAGTTTTAGAATGGTTTCTACGTTGACGATACCTTCTAGGGAAGGCATATCATCAACTAGGTCGGTCAGCCAGTCCTCATGGTTGCCTACGATGTAGATTAAGTTCCCCGCTCCCTTGACCAGCTCCTCAACTGGTTTAATAAAAAATTCATGTCCCTCAGTGGCATCTGCTAGTAGTCGTAAACCTTCTGTTCTCCCTGGCTTACCATGATTATGGTGCGAGACTGCTCCACAATCAAGCATATCTCCACCATGAATCCATTTGTTAGGTTTAAAGTCTTGGGCAAATTTCATGACGGCCTCCCAAGCCTTTGCATCATGAAGATTTACCTTATGCCCACCGCGTCTTTCTGACCCAAAGTGTAAGTCAAACGTAGCGATAAAACGCTCCATTAGATTTCTATGCTCCTGTTTATATTGAGTTGCGAAGGATAATCATACCACATCTTCTCCCAAAAGTCAAGCCTTATCCTTCAAGATGTTTATAGGGCCTATTTGGCATGGCAAAGGATTTCAAACCTTGAAGGGGGGTCATGGAGGTCTTAGGATCTTTGAGTTCAGTAAGGCGGTGTTCGGAGGGGACTGGGGGTTTGGCCCCAACTTTCATAAGCTCGGCTAGAGCTTGGGAGGGGAGTTGCTGATTGAGGGGGGTGGGTTGAACCTTCTGAGGAGGGTACATTGCCATTAGCTTAGACCCTTAGATTGTTCACTCTTCTTGGTCATGAAGGTAATTCGCCAATTTGAGTCCATAATTAACACCCCTGATGGATCAATAGGAGGCTTACCTAGAAGAATAGAAGTATCAGGTTCCTTCCCTTTTGACTTTGATAGAGCCTTGAGTAAGGTGCTTATTCTACCACTACTTACGACGATATCAACTTTATCATTCTCAACACATTCAGTGAGAACTGGAATGATTCTATCAAGAAAGAATTGGAATGTCTCACCACCTGGAACCTTTTTAAGAGGATACTTGATATGATCATGAAGGTCATTTAAAGTTTTTTTAACTGCTTGACCTGCAAAATCCCCAGTATTCCAATCATTAAGTTCTTCCATTGGTTCTAATTCCATTGAAAGAACATTGGCGATTTCTGTAGCAGACTGAACAACTCGAACGAGGGTGCCGCATTTTAAAGACTCTACGTTCTCAACATCTTCAAGTTCTTCCCCAACCTCAATAGATTCCTTCATCCCCTCTAAAGTTAGTGGAATGGGTAGCCATCCACGAAGGGTTTCATGCTCTGGATTGTTGGCGTCAGTCTTGCCATGTCTGACGAAGATGAGCATTATGTTAAGTCCTTTAATTTAAAGAGGTTACAGCAATCTTTAGGATTGATGGTTCCATCTACCAATTCACAGCTATGGTTTGTGTGGTACCAATCACATCGGCCACACTCAAATGGTCCCTGGTCTTCAGTCATGAAGCCAGAAGATACCTTAGATACCTTCTCATGGAGCTTGATTGATTTTAGACCATCTAAAGGTTTAGCCATTATCCACCACCAAGCATTGAGACTTCCTGAGCTAATTTAGCTACCTCAGCAGCCTTGAGCGCATTCTTCAGACCCTTGATAGGATCGTCGGACTTCTTTGACTTGGTTGGTTTAGGTGTAGATTTAGCTGCCATTATCGACCACCCTGTTTTAGGTTTCTTATGGCATCTAGTAATGCTGTGCCACTATTAGCTCCAGGAGGTGCCGATCTGCCTCCTTGAGAGAGGAACCTCGCGTAGGCTGCTTCAGAGGGATCTGGAATAGTTGATCTAAGTCCACTCCTTGCAGCATTATAGATACCTTCGCCACCTACTGCAGTGAAATCGGGGGACATTTCACCAAGAGTTTCGGCTGCTATCGGAGTAGTCCTAGTAATTGAAGGAACAGCCAATTTACCTAGTTGAGTAACCGATGGTTTAAAGGCACTCTGGGCAGCCCCAACGGGCGTAGGAGCGGCTTTTCCAAAAAGCTTGGACCCTAGCCATCCTAGAACTCCTTCGGCTTCTGGAGAGACAGCAATGCCTGTGCCCCCCACCCCCATTACCTGATTTGGGTCATCTGCCCCAATTAGGTGTCCTGCTGCCCTCAATCCACGGATAAGGGGGGAATCCATAACACTGGCATTTTCAGACTTTAACCAAGAAGGTGTGGGGTCTGCAATTATTGGCATTTTCAACTACCTCAGGAAACTTAATGCCCTATCACACCAGCCGAGAAGAAATTCCAGCTGGGAAGGGTTCTTTTTAACAATTTGACAAATCATTCTAATTCTAGCTTTAACTAATTCATTATTAATTTTAATTTGGTCAGTAGCAGCTAGAACTGTGAATGTAGTTGGACCAAGGATTCCATCTACTGGAACCATTAGAATATTTTGTAATTTCTGAATAGCTACAAAACTTCCACTTGTCACACCAAAATCAATTAGTTGTGCTTGCAGATTGAAGTTGGTGATTTGGTCAAACTTTGGAAACTTTACATATTTATTATAGTAAATCTCCCTAGCCTCAGCCTCAGTTACTTTACCATCAACCCAAGCCTGAGGATTAGACTGTTCACTGATACCATACTGAGTCCTGCCACCTTTATCATTAGGATTATTAGTGACAGTACCATTCCCTTCAGCCTTTTCAATATCAGTAATGATATCGTCAGTTTTAGACATGATCCTTTAGCCTCCCATTAAGGGACTTTTCAATTCTCTCCAAACGCTTATCAGAGGAATCGAATCTAATATTGATAAGTTCCTTAAGGTCAGTATGTTTCTGTTCCTGAAGAGCTTTTTGGACATCTACTTTTGAGTTGATATGAAAGGCCCAACCCAGTGCTCCAACAATACTAGTACCAAAAAATGATAAAATGACGGTCAACATTTAATCTCCAATTAATCTACGATTCTAAGTCGTGGTCTAGGTCTTGCAGTGGTTAATGGTTTTTTAGGTAGCTGTTCTCTAACACCTGGAATGTTTGATAGAGCTTTGTCGAAGACTGATGAGCCTTCTCCTGAAACTACTGGCTCCTCAGGTTGGAGGGTTGTTGCAATTGGGCGAAGAAAGTTAGTATAACCACTTAAATAATTTCTAGTAAGTGCCTCTGGAGAAACACCAATATCCTCAATTGTTCTAAGTCCAGGAATATCTCTAGTAACAGTTTTTGCAATCTGACTTAATGGAGATTTAGAGAGGGTCTTGGCTGCCATTGAAGCCGCAGCCGGAATGCCCATAGGACCGCCAAAAGCTGCAATTAAACTTGTGAGGGCAGGATGCTCCTTGACGAAATCTTCAGGAGTTGCTACATAGACACCGCCCATAACAGCTGAACCCAATGCAGCACGTTTAAGAGCTTCTTTAACTGCTTCAGGATCTTTAGCCATTGCTGCATGTAAGAACCCTACTGGAGAGAACTCTGATGCACGCTCTAGTCTATTTAGCCCCATTCGTGCAAATGGTAGAGCATGTTCCCCTAATTTTGTACCTCGCGCAACATTTAAAAGATCCTTTGTTACTTTATACCCAGGCTTAGACGTTAAGGTATAATAGGCTTGTTGTTCAGGTGATAATCCACCCTGCTCCATTATATTTTTTGTTCCGGCAGTTAATCCTGCCATTGATCTACCAATCCAACTCATAGGACCTTTTTGGACTAAATTTTCTAGTCCTGTAGCTTCTTCTGTAGGTGGAGCATTAAAAGCTTCTTTAAATGCTTGTCCAGCCTCAGCACGACCAGCTGGTGTTGTTAGAGCTTGCCATAGAGCTGAACGAGCTTCAGGATGCATTACGGCGGCTGTTGCTAATCCTCCAACGTCACCCGCACCCTTTTTAATCACCGAGGCTGGGCTTAAAAGTGCGGCATTATGAATGGTGTTTAGTTTGTCTAGGGTATTAAGAATAGGTTCTCTGGCGTTTGGCAGAACTTCTGCAAGTTTATTGTATCCTGTCTTCATACCTGGAGCAATAGCACCACCTAGAGCACCAGCTAAAGCACCAGCAATTGGGTGGCCAGTGCCTGCACCAATTAGACCACCAGTTAGGGCTCCTCCACCTGTTCTACCTAGAAATGACAGGAGGGCTGGATTAATAGCACCTGATTCATTGTCTTTAATTTTTTTATATCTATCATAAACTCCAGCATCAATTTTACCAGTTTCCTCTTGTGCCCAATTTTCAGGCGGAGCTTGAGCTTCTGGAGAAGGAAGGGGATCAGCCATAGCTGGAGGTTCAGCACCTCTCCATGATTCACGCATCTTGTTGCCTGACATGAAGTCGCGGAGTTCTGCTAGTTGTCTGCCTGCTAATTTATCCCCACCACGATAGGCTTCACCAAGTTGATCGGCAGTAGCTTGGACTTCTGGCTGAGTATCCCAGAGACCACCCGTACCACGAGGAGCTATAGGGGCTGGCTCCGCTGGAGTTGAAGGAGGAACAACTTTAAAATTACTTCTGGCTTCTTGTGCAGCAGCTTCTTCTGGATTTCCATAATGCTCTAAAGCTGCACGAGAAATTGCTTGTGCTTCAGCATCACTTACCTCAGGAATACTAGTTATAGGTGGAATAGAAGAAGGTGCCGGGGGCTGAGTCTCCAATTCACTTGGAGCCACATTTTCTGGGATATCTCTAACAGTTGGTGCTGGTGTTGCTTGAACAGTAGAACCCTCAGCATTTGTAGTATATCTACCACCAGCTTCAGGCCAATTGAAATCAGCAGGCCGACCACTTTGACTTGTCTGGAACTGGTCCATTAAGTCTGGAGTGTATTGAGTAGCAAGTTCCGCATTAGCATTTATAGCTTGACCAGTTTTAGCCAGACCAAAACGCTTAGCTTCCTCAGCAGCAGCAGCAGCAGCTTCAGGATCTTGGTACTCCTGCATGAGCTGATCGATAGATTGAGCCTTCTGTTGGGCAGCTGCCTTTGCAGCAGACCATTTCTCCACAGCAGCGAGATTTTTTTGGTCTCGCATAATCTCTCTAGTAGCATCTTGAGGAGTTTGTCTTGTTTGAATATTAGCCTGTCGAGCAGCCTTAGCCTCATCAGCAACAATTTTGCGCGCACTAGCACGATAAGGTTCTGGTGACGCTCCAAAACCTCCTGATGTTGAAGGTGAATAGGCATTGGGATCAGTATTTAGTAAATCCTCTAATGCCGGGACTTTACTGGTAGTTGGCACTGAAGGTGTAGCAGGACTAATTTTACCCTGAGGAACAACGGGCCTAGGTGCTCGAACCGGAGCAATCTTAGGCTGTCTTCCACCAGCACCAGTTAGAACATTCGTTCCTGGACCAGTTTGGAGGGTTGGTTCTACGACATATTCACTTCCAGGAGTTGAAGAAGTTTTTCCACCAAATCCACCTTTTAAACCTAGATAACCAAGTAATCCTTCAACTCCACCCATAGCTTTCTGTTGCCAATCCTTGCCAGAATAAACATCATAAGCACCGTGAGCCAATTGACCACCAGCAGCAACCTTACCCGGGAGAGCTAGAGTTTTAGCTAAATCAGCTGCACCCATTTTAGCTGCAGTCCCTGAACCTAAGGTTCCAAGGGTTAGTGCTAGATTGAGAGGTGAGGTAAGACCACTGGCAACATTTCCTAATGACTCTCCAAAAGTTCCACCATACCTAGCAATATTACCAAGCATTCCAGGATGCTTCTCACCCCAATCAATAACTGGTTCCATTGTAGACTTGGCAACTTCAGTTGGGGCTGTAGTAATAGGTTTATTAACAGCGCCCCACACGTCACCTTTGGAAAGAAGGTCCCCAAATGAGGGCTCATCTGTAGGCTCAGAACTTACAATCGAGAGTGGTTTAGATTCTACAATAGAAAGCGGCATTATTGTACCTTTGAAATTTTACCGTCTGCGCCCTTGAACCATGTTGAACCATCTGATAACTTATGTGTCCCTGGAGTTACATTAGGAGCACCTAGAAGTGATTGAACTTCAGGATCAATTCCACCTACTCCTGGCTGAGGCACACCAGCACCTGGGGCTAAGAACTGATTCATCTGTCGTTCAAGCTCATTGAGATGACTCATAACATTAGGATCATCAGCCTCAAGTTTTCCCCTATCAATACCTTCTTTGACACGACCAATTTCAGTAACTAATCTAGCTACTGAACCTGAGAGTGCAGGATTGTGCATTGCTGCAACTTGAATCCTAGCTGTATTATCTGCAAGAACCTTAGCACGCTGGGCGGCTGTTCTATCTGCATAACCTTGTTCTCGAAGTCGGGCGGACTCAATAACACCCCGAGTACGTTCCTGCTCAGTCTGTAGACCAAGCATTCCTTTTAGTTTCTCAACATCAAGAGGTGAACTAATCTTTTGTTTCTCAAGTTGCTGACCAAATGCAGCCTGTTCAGCGGGCTCAGCAAACCCTTGGAGATTAGCCTTCTGTTTAGCTGCTAGATACTGATCAATTCCTGCTCGCTGTTGGGTAAGGGGATTCTTGGCAATGTCGGACTGGACATCAGATAAATCAGCTGGGGCGGCAGGGCTCATTCCACCTAGAGGAATATTACGCTCTAATTCAGTCTTACGTTGATCCTGTAGAGCAAGGAGGGCAGCTGATGGGTCAAGTTCCTCACCAGCACCATAACCTGTAGTTACCTTGGATGGGGTAAATCCTGAACCAGCTAGGGAACGAAGGGCATCAATAGGCTGAAAATACGGATTTGGCATTATCGTCTTACCTTTTTTAAACCTTGAATTGCTGGTGGAACGGGTTGTGGGTCAGCCGTATCCCCAAACTGAAATTTACCGTCTCCATAACCCGTCACACCATAATGCCCCCCAGTGACCGCACTTGTTTGGTCGGGAGCAAACATGGTGGAAGGTTGACCTAGTGGTGAGCGTGATAATCCAGGGGCAGATGTCACTCTAGCACCCCTTTCATATAAAGCTTGATTTAAAGCATTAAATCCTTGAGGGTCCATCTGTTCAGCTTGAGATCTTTGTTGCATAGCAACTGCGCCTGTTAATCCGGGTTGTTGCACCAATGGATCATAATATTCATGTGCTCTACCTTGAGCCCGCTGAGTTAGAGCTATGTTTTCACCTAAAGGATCAGCTGGTGATCCTGAAGGAAAGTTGGACTGTAATCCTTGAAGGGCAGCCTGGAAAGAACCTTTTCTTGGCTGTGTGGTGCTCAGCCCTGAAATAGTTGGCGGAGGTGAATTTATAAACGCCATTATTTTCTATCCTTTAATTGCTTCTCAATACTATCAAGTCTATCTAGCAATCCGCCAGACTTACGTTTGGATTTCGTTGAGGTAAGACTATTTAAAGCAGCAGCAGCTTCATGCCAATTTTTAGGGGCAGGACTTTGGCCATAACTATATGGCTCTTTAACCTTATGATTCATTAGAACTGAAGTCCTTGAAGAGCTTGCATAATCTGTTGCTGTCTCCGCATTGCGAGTTCCTGAGCATTTTGGGAGGCACCAATATCCTGACCTCTTTGAGTAATTCCACCCTGATAGCCAAGTCCGGCCATTGCCTGATCTTGAGCCCGTTGAGCTACTAATGAATTTGTAGCAGCCTCTTGAGCACTGATGTCCTGACCACGCTGACCAATATCCTGACCCCTTCGAGTATCCATACTACCAATATCAGTAGCTCTCTGAGAGATATCACCCTGATAACCTGCGAGGGCATTCTGTTCTGCAAGTTGAGCCTGTTCAATTGCTTGCTGACGACTTACATCACCGAGTTGTCCCTGACCCTGATTAATTACGGAGGTAATTCCTCTACCCTCAACACCAGAACCACTAATACCTCTACCAGCCATAGCACCAGCAAGACCAGTGAGGGCTCCCCTAGAGGTTTGACCAACCTGATCTTTAGCTCTGGCAAAAGCAGCTGCATTAGCTGCTGTCATATCTGGGGTTTGAATATGCGCAATTCTAGCAGGATCTTGGGTATCAGCAATTCGTGGAGGTGTGGCTCCTGATTGAATTGTTGCCCCCGCAGACGGTCCTGAAACTTGTGGTGGAAGGCTCATCCCAGATGCACCCCAAGGAATTGAGGATGAACCTGTGGCACCACTAAAAGCACCACCCATTCCAAGTCTACTTAAAGCCATAACAGACTTGTCAAATGGAGAAGTTTGATCTACAGCTGGCTGTTTAACCCACTGACCTGTTTTAGCATCATAACTATACCCCTCAGAATAAGGTAAACTTTGTGAAGATCCTGCTGGTAATGGACCTGTTTGTCCCTCATTAAACGGACTATATTGACCAGCTCTTGTACTTAACGCCATTTTATATTTTCCTTACTTAACCTATGTACTACTCACACATACCAGTAATGATAAGAACAAGCATTCAAAATTTCGTATTATGGAACAACTTCCTGTGTACCAAGAACAGTGATAGTTAAGGTGCTTCCAGCTGAGGCAATTCCAGTTAAATAATCTGTTGATTTCATTACCAAGTCAGTAAAGTAATAAGGAATAGATGAATTGGCAGGCACACTTACAGAAAGTCCAAGGAGTTCTGTGCCGCCAGCAGATCCACCTGTTGCACCTACATACAAGGTAAATGTGGCTGCTGCGCCAGTTTTATTCGCAACGATAATTTGCCGAATCTTTGTGTAGATGGTTGAGGCTGGGGGTGTGTAGATATCTGTTGCTGAATTAGCAATATATGCTGGTCCTGCGATGCGCTTTGCTGTACTTGCCATTGAAAATTCTCCTTATTGATTATATGTCATGAATAGTAAGCAGAGGTAGTTTAACAGCTGCTTCGGCTTCGGCTTGTGATTGCTTGGCCCCGAAGATCCTACACCAAAAATGGCATGGCATAATCCTTGCACTTGACATTGTACTATGTTTCTGCTTCAACGACCAATCCATGAGCTTTGTGTGTCCTTACACCACTTTGAATGTCGCAATAGCTGCTGCGAGGTCAGAAGCGACTCCAACGGTCCATGTGGGATTAACAGCAACAGCGGTGGTCTGGATTTTATACGCAATGCCCGAGGCAAAGGCGACTGCGGCGGTAAATCCACTCGTGACCGGAGTGCTGAACCCGGAATCAATGCTGGAAATGTTTGAGTTGTCATCACAGATTCCAGCGATCACAATTTCATTATTTGCAGCTGGCGTGACGCTTCCAGTGGCTTGCGTGGTGACACCAGCGGCCTCGCCGCCATTCACGGCATCCAGCGGAGATGTTTGTTTTGCATTGTAGAACGCCAAGACAGAGATACCAGGTACTGAGAACGCAACGCCAGTCGCCGTGAAGGTATGTGCAGCCCCGACAGAGGTAGGAATGCAGTAGAAAATCGTGCAACGAGACAGTCCGGCCGACACCCCATCTTCCTCTTTGGCGACTGACCACGAATTGCTTTTACTGTCAGTAATTGTACAGATCGTTTTTCCTAAATTGTCGGCCAGTACCAAGAACAGGATATCAGCCCCCGTGGTATCAATGCCGGCAGTGGTGACGCTTGAGTTATCGACCGACGCCGCAGAGACGGACGTGACAAACGTATAGAGCTTAGGTGCCGCTCCCGCACCGGCTGGCCCTGCCGGTCCTATTAGTCCCATGTCTCCATCTTCTCCATCCATTCCGGGCGGGCCTGCAGGCCCGGTACTTCCCGTCGCCCCTGTAGCACCAGTTGCACCAGCAGCTCCAGCCACACCAGGCAAACCATCCTCTCCATCATCACCATCAAAACCGATGCCCGGAATTCCTTGAGGACCAGTAGGGCCAATTGCCCCAGCCGCACCAGCCGCACCAGCAGCTCCTGCCATACCCGGTAATCCATCAAGACCATCTTCTCCGTCAAAACCTGGAAATCCAATAGGACCCATTAATCCTTGCAGCCCTTGAGGACCAGTTGCGCCAGTATTACCTTGAGGACCAATTACTCCATCCTCTCCATCTTCTCCACCCATAATAATAATGGATGTTGAGGCTGATCCTCCAGGTGTTCCTAAGAAGGTATCTACTTTAGTCTGTAAATCATTAACTTGAGTTAACAGAGATATAAACGCCGAATAAATCTCTGAGAACATCGCATCGACATTATAAACTTGGCTTGGAGTCCAAGGCCACTTTAGACGATACTTCTGAAAGAATGGTGCCATTACCTGCGACCTAGAATATTAACAGGATCAACTTCAAAACCGTAGAGTTGAACATCCTGCCCAACCTCATCATTTTTAAACTCAAATTCAACGTGTTTACCAGTTCCAACCCTTTGAATACGCTGCCTGCTATTAGTCATATCCCAAACTGGATCGGTTTCAGTTTCAGCATTTAATTCGCCAATGTCTAAGTCAATCTGAGTAAATCCGGCTGATTGAGCTTTACCAATAATTGAAAACTCGCCCCAGTATTTATCTAGATCTGGTTCTTCCATGTCATAACGTTTCGTTCTAATTTCTAGAACAATTGGTGTGCTGGCTCCATCAGTTCTGGTATCCTGCTCTCTATAAGTATTACTATCAGTTCCGCCAATGGTTGGTCTTGGAACTAAATTACTATCTAAAAGATTAAACACTGAAGAAGGGGTGAAGGCTCCTGTAGCATGAGGACCCCACCATGTTTTTTCAGCTAAATCGTATTCGATCCAATTGATATTTGTAGTTGAACCAGTAGTATAGAGAAATAATCGATATTTTAATCTGATTGGGTCAACATGTCCAAAAGCATGACCAAACATTGATCTATTAAAGGTATCATCAGTATTAAACCAACTTCTTACCTTACCATCTGAAATACAATTTATACCCTCATCATTCCAAGTATAAACACCATCTTCCCAAAGGAAGTAGGCTGTATCTCTGTAAACTGCTACCGACTCCTGAGAAGTTACACCACAGTTCTGACTAAGTTTAACTACCTGAAAATTAGTATCATCACTTCCAGTAATTGCTAGGAGTTGATTCTGCCTACCAATACCTAATGACTCTCTACGTGGCATGAGGGCTCTGACACCCACATCATCTGATCCAACTGATGGAATTGGGAAGACATTATCGGCAGGCCAAGCATACATGAGACCTACTTCAGTATGTCTTAAATCGTCGATATCAATTCTATCAACACCCCAAAGGCGGTCTCGAAACTCGGCAATGAGTGTTAAATTAGGAGGAGTTCCTAGAATGGGAGCAGCTACTAATGATAATCCTGCGTCAGCTAGATCATCTTGGGCTGAGGTTAAAACATTTCCATCAAGATCAAACCACTGGAAATTAACTGCACCAAGAGTGGTTGGTCGATACATCCTCCGAGCACTGATTTGGTCAGGGCTGACATCAATTCCTGAAACAGTAAGAAATTGATTAATAACTAACTGAGATCCTGAAGGAGGACTAAAGTCGCTCTCAGTAATGAGATTACCAAAAGAATCAGTGGTAATAAACGTGTATCTAACCCCATTATAAGTTCCTGTTAAAGTACCTCCAGCTGCTGTACCTAGAATTGGTGCTAATCTTGGTGGTGCTGGGCAGAGAAGTCTTACAACTCCAGTTGCATCAATAGTAAGGGGTTGGCTAGGAGTATTAACCAAAACAACATAACGGCCAAATACCACAAATCTGGGTGGGATATCTGATCTAAGAGTTATACCAGTAGGTAATGTGAGAGGGGCAGAAACAACACCACTTTCATTAATTAGTTGTAAGTTAGTTCCAGCTTGAACGACTGCTAAAGACATTATAAACTCACTACACCAAATGCAGGAAGGGCTGTTTCAGTAATTGGGCCAGAGAGATAGGCTGTTAGATTTACCCAAGTAGTTCCATTTGTTGATCTAATCAAGGAAGCCCTAAGGGAATCGCCACCACCAACTACATAGAGAGAATCTTTGCCTTGAAATTGAATGATGTAAGGTCTTAATGTAAGGGCAGATCCGGTGTATACTGTAGACCATGAGGTGTTATCAAATTTACGAATATATGCTACTGCTGTGGTGTCTGGATTATAATATGTTGCATAAAGATTGTCACCAAACACAATCATATGTAGAAAAGCATTATTAACTCGGGCAGTTCCCCCTGCACCTGTATCACTTGTGGAGTAGGCTCCAGCAGCACTTCTAACAAGTATTTTTGAAAATGAGCCTGCTGCATTGTCTGTACCTACAAATAGTCTGCCCTTGTAGGAGCAAAGGGAGCAAGCACCACCTACAGTTGATGTAGCTAGGGTGTAATCTTGGGTCCAGACTGTATCAATATTTGGTCGGAAGTAGTAAATTTTAGCTGCTGAACCATCACCTTTATTTGTTCCTAACCAAAGACGATTCATATGCCAAGCCAGGGCATAGGGAAGTTCACCCCCACTAAATCCTGAACCTAGTTGTGTTAGGGTAGTTGAGAGTGGATCAAATGCAAACACCCTTCCAGCATAATCAGCTGAAGTTGTACCTGAATCATATGTTGTTAGATAGATGATCCCATCAATTAAAAGCATCGACATAATTGCTTTAGGGATTGCCGCCGCTGCCGTGTTTGGAATTCTAGCCATTAATCTATCAGCTAGACCATCGAAAATACGAATAGTTGGTTGGTCAGTTCCTAGGGTATAGTCATCTCCTGCATAGATTATATGGTTCCTAAATACTACTGATGAGGCTGGAAAGCCACCAAACATAGCAGCATTACCTGTTGCGAAACCTGCAATCTGAGTCCAATGACGAGGATGCTTAGGCACATTAGGTGATAGTGCTAATTGGGTTCCTCCACCAAAACCTTCATCAGAATACCACCAACCCTTTGTATCGGTAAAAGGAGAAGCTGTAGTATAGGTGAATCCATTGAAAAGGACACCAATTTGGGTGTCTGGATTAGTAACTGTGATATCAACCACTGCTTGAGCATGTGCAGGAGTTACACATGTGAGATGGTTGGAATCAACAAATACTACTGAGGTTGCTCCTGTTCCACCAAATAGAACTGTTGGTGTAGCTACAAATCCAGTTCCTGTAATGAGGACTGATTCTCCACCAGCTGCTGCACCATAATTTAAGTCAATAGCAGTAACTGTTGGAGCAACTACAGCATATGTATAACCATTTGTCAGTGTTCCAGTTGTAGTGTCAGGATTAGTAACAACAACATCCACCACTCCAGCAGCATGAGCGGGAGTAACTGCGGTGATATGATTAATATCAACCACTACTACAGAAGTGGCAGGGTTACCTCCAATAGTAACCGTGGCGCCAAAATCAAACTCACTGCCAATAATTGTAACAGGAATTCCACCAGTAGTAGCACCAGTTGATGAGATAATTGCTAAAACAGTTACCGGAGGATCATATGTAAATATAGGCATTTATGTTAAGCTGTATTTACTACGGTTACTTCAGCAGGACCCTTGGCATGAGCGGGGGTGACTGCTGTGACAGTTTGAGAATTAACTACTGTTGGAGAGGTAGCTGTCAGACCACCTACAGTTACAATAACTGGATCAATAAATCCTGTTCCCTGAATTGTTAAGGTAGTTCCCCCAACCGTTGGGCCAATGATTGGAGTAATACTAGTCACAATTGCTAATGGATTAGTGTAGGTATAAGCATTAGTTAGCGTTCCAGTTTGAGAATCAGGATTTGTAATTACTACATCTACAGTACCAATAGCATGTGCAGGAGTTAAACCATAGATTCCTTTAGAATTAACTACTACTGGATTAATGAGAGCATTCCCACCAATAGTAGCTGTTGCACCTTGAACGAAGCTTGTACCAATAATTACAATTGGCTCTCCACCAACACTTGAGCCACTATTTGGGGCTACTGAAGTAGGAGTTGGTGGCAGTGGATCAGTAAGACTCCACTCACTTCCTGGAGAAGTTGGTAATTCTTCTTCTTGAGAAGGAGGTTCTACCCAGGTAGTTGAATATCTATAACCATTAGTTAAGGTTGCTGATTGACCATCAGGATTGGTAACAGTGACATTTACACTCCCAACAGCATGAGCAGGAGTAAGGCAGGTAATTGTGAAGGCATCGACAACTACAACTGAGGAGGCAGAAGCAGCCCCAAATTTAACCGTGGCTCCTTGACCAAAACCAGTTCCTTTGATGATCATTTAATCGCCACCTGATGTGGAACCGAAGGTTGGGTTAACTGTGGCTGCTGATATAAATGGGGCTAAAGGTTGCCAAGGTGGCCCAGGATCGGTAGAAAATTGATAATGGTTTGTAACCGGGTTATAATACCAATCTCCTGAAGTATATGTAACATCTATAGAAATATTGGAAAAACTTATTTGCTTTAAATTTCCTGGGCTCGAAGTAAATCCACTTGTTTGATTATGTGTCCATACAAATGGACCATACCAAGTAGGAACAAAAATTAAGCTTCCTATATATGGAGTCTGACAGTAATAACTAATAAAACTAGCCCGAGTAAGTATAGAAGTTATAGTTCCATTTGGATAAGTTGCTGTTATTGATTGATTTGTAGCAGAATAAGGAGATGGTAAACTTCCATCAGGGCCTATTGATGGTGAGGCTTCTGCAACAAGATAAGAAGTATCTGGTCCTGCACCTGTTATATATGCCTCTGCTCCAGCAAATCCACTAGGAGCTGAGTTTGTTACTGACCAATTATATTTAAGTTTAATGCTTGATATGATTGCATTTGTTGGCAACTCTATTGTTGATGGTACTGCGGCAGAAAAGGCTACAACTCCTCCAAATGCAGGGCTACTGTCACCATTAATTGTTAAAAATGATCCAACAGGTGATGATCCTCCTGTCCAAAAACTAGTAGCAGGATTTGATGATAGATCCCAAGCGTATGAAACAGCATTAGTAGTATTTAATGGTAGATTTACTATAGGCACTAAAATGGTCCCCTACCAATATAAATAAATTGATGACTATTGATACTTAGATCTTGAAGAGGAACTCCAATCCCTCCAAGCACTGAACCAGCTAGGACTGAAGAATTAAATACCCCAAGTCCAGGACGCTTCCTCAATCCACTATCATTGCCAAGGGGCTCTCTAATAGCATTCTGAGCTAATCTAAGTTCCTGGTCCTTGATTGAAATGGGATCAGAATCAACATTGATTCCCATTGATCCCAAACTATAAATTTTTAGCGTAGCCATTAGTTTGACTCAGAACCCTCTGGAGTCAGTTCAATCTCAGGAGCATACCATTTATACTTCTTACCCTCAATGGCCTTCTTCACAGCGAGAAATCTAGAAGCCGGAATGGCAATGATAGTAGAGCCACCAATTGTCCCTACAAGGAAGGCCACAATGCTTTTATTTTCCTCAGAGATAATTGCTGATCCACTAGATCCACCATTCACTCCAGGAAGCTGAAGAACAACCGACCCCTTCCAGTTAATATCACCCGCCACTACTGGCCTATCGAGGTAGAGACTTGAAATAGTTCCATGAAAGACTTGCTTACCAAGACCGAGGGGGGAGGCAATATTTAAAATCTCCGCCCCATCCTTTAGACCCTTCTCACTCACCACTGGGATGACTGGCCAATTTTCATCCGTCACTACCTCATATACTGAAAAATCTTCACCTCTGTGTTGATATCCACCCCATTGAACGGAAGCAGGATAGAACTTCTTAGCAGTCTTTATCTCATCAAAGGTGATATAAAATGGATGATCGGATTTAGCAGAATGTTCTTTCTGAACATCATCATTTCCTACACAATGGGCAGCTGAAACAAATAAGTATCCTTTTGAAGACTTTTCAAAGATGGTAGCGGTGCAGAGCATCTTCATTGAACCGCTCTCATCTTGGGAGTAGAGGAGGGCCACAGCTTTGTTCACCTTTTCAACTAATGCTTTGTCATCAGCTGCGAAGGATTTAAATGGTATTAGAATTAAACTTACAATTAGAAATGATGTTAGTAATTTATTCATAATATTTAATCTCCCCCATTAATTGAGCCAAACGTAGGATTTACAGTCACTTCAGTGATTGTTGGAGAATGGGATAGCCAGTCCCTTGAATACCAAAAACAACATTACCGTCAACAAAATTAGACGCTGAGCCAGACGCTGGAGGTAAAGTTACAATAGCCATCTATCTACCAATACTCAGTCCAAATTGCCTCAACATAACTTGGGTCCTGATACTCTCTCAATCCTAATGACTGTAAAAGGTGGGCCTTCTCAGTAGCATAAATTGCTAACCAAGCTGGGTCAGGACTTCTATCCTCACGTTCCTTTGCCCTAGCAAATGCCACTGTATAAGCAACAACTGCAGCATCTGCTTCACCGGGGATTGGAATGTAAGACGAGCCTGTTAAAGCACCAAGGGAGGGAACATAACTAAAAGCAATGAGAACAGTTGATGTCACCTTAGGGGCGACAACAATTGTAGGAGGACCAATTGGTGTTCCCTGTTGCATGATTGCATAATAAAGAGTATCATTGGTTGGATCGATAGCATCTCTTGATCTAGCTAGTTGAAACTGATTATTTTGATACTCCAAGGGTTTAAAAAGGAGGCCATGATTTGAGCCGTTCACACTCAAATCCCTAGGCTCGATCATTAAGATCTTATGGACATCAGCTGGGATACCTGTTAGAGTTGTAGCTCCGGCCACATATGAGACATTAGTAGTATCAATGGTAAGATAGTGTTCCTGCTTCAAGTCAACAACATCTCTCCAAAGGTCTCTAGCACCTTTAATGGCGATCTCAGTTAACTCAGCATCGCTCCAGAATTTTGGAACTGGTTCAATGAGACGACTTCTGATATCAACTAGAAGAGCAGTGAAGGTTGTTGCCATTATACAACTTTCTTATTTACAATACACTAAAACTATTCAGACTTAGCTACTGACCAATAAAATAATAAGCTAACGTGGCTGATAGGAAACGCGCATTTCTTGCAAGGTTAATATTTGCGTATTCGAAGCAGTTATATTGCCCACTGCACAAAGAAGATTCATCGCATTAGCCCAGGTTAATGTACTCGCATTAGAGTAAGCAGCAGATTGAGTAGTTGTAGCTCCTTCCCAATTAGTCCACCAATGAGAACTTTGAGATGTAGCAGAAAGTCTTGTAATCCATCCTCTAGCGTGCCAAGAAAGAGTTCCTGAATTTGAAGCAGAAGATTCACTAATAAAAGTCAAACCGCCTGTAAATGCTCCAGTAGTAGTGGAAAATGCTGAATAGCCTAGGTTGCACGATAAATTTTTATTCTCAGCAGCAGCTGTTCCTAATGTTACGTTTACTTCAACATATAATCTATCGCCATTAGTAGATAATGTACCGGCTGGTAATGAATAAGCAGTAGTTGTCACCCAAACGGTACTTCCACTAGAAGTTGCAACCGCTGGATTTTCCCAATATAATGTACCAGCTGGTTTATAAGTTTGTGTTCCTCCACCGGCTAATGCACTTAGCTTTAGATTTCCTGATGAGTCCACAGCTACTGGAGTAATAACTCCACTGGCTAAACCATACATAACTTCTGCGGTTTGAGAGGTAACTTTACTTACAAATAAACTACCTATTAGTAATGCAATACCAACAATCAAACCTGTGAACTTTTTAATTGAAGACAGCACTTACATTACCTCCCGAAGTAACCTTTAATGAAATCAATGATGTTCCTGATCTACCAAATAATACTTTTATACCCTGAGCAATTGCTGGTCTAGACAATAGGGAACCTAAAAACACCCCTAATAGAAACAATAAAGTAGTTTTTATATATTTATTCATTCAGGACACTCTAATTAAGCTGCCACATTATTATTAGGTTTTAGGTAGGCTAATACTTCACAATGACCAACATTACCAGCACCTGAAGCATTCCAAACTAAGTTTTCACCGGTTGTAATTGGCCTACCTTCCGGACCAAAATCAAAATCCCACCGAGTTCCAGCACCAGGACTTGCAGGAATTGCTGCAATCTGAAGGGCAGTAGATGAATCTTCAAATGAAACTGATTGGGCTGCTGAAGTTGTAATCCAGGCGATAATTCGCTGGACATAAATAGTATAATTAGTTTTCCCTGTAACCAATGTATAATCAGAAGTTCCTACAACAATATTTGTAGTAGAACTTACATCTTGATAAATTATTCTACGACGAGTATAATCGCCACCGGGCATATTATTATTCCTTTATTTCTGTCAACTGGTTAAGGACCTCAGGCAGAGGTTCCTTTGCAGTATTAAGTAGTACCAGCAATTGGAACTGGTTGATTATTAAAACTTGTGGCTATCCGTTATTCCTTTATTACCTCAGCCTCTACAATATTATCTGTAGTAGATGAATCTTGTGGAAAAAGTATTGGAATGAGCTGTTCCATTGCTGAAACAGCCCCTTCCCATTGTTGAAATGCTTTATAAGCATCATTACGTTTTTCAATAGTCATTTTCAGGGTCGATTCAAGTCGCGCAGCGCATTCACACATATGATAACCTCAACAAATTAATTATTATGAAACACCTGAGTAGAGCGCAATATAATAAAGTGTTGAGCCAATCTTTACCGTTAAACTCTTTGCTAAAGTTGTAGGAGCTGTCGCATTAAAAAATGTTGGTGCAGCTGCTGTAGTTTTTAGAAAATAGTCCCAATCCTTTTGATCAGATGTTGGAACGTGGATAACTGCACAACCACCTGTATATGTTCCAGCTGAAGGAACCTGCAGATATGCATATAAAGCCGATACTACACCAGAAATGGTCGAAGAACCTGTTGCAACGTTGAGATCAATAGCCGCCTCAAAAGCTCTAACGTCTCCTGAAACTGTACTGGTACCTTTTAGAATAGGGGCACCTTGAACAGCTGAGATAGCTGCTACGTTAACCGAGTCCTGTGCGCGAGGACTTGCCTGAATACCATATACTGCACCAGTTGAGGTTACAGTCTGTGATGGTTTTAGCTGAAGACCAATAGAATCACCAGTTGCTTGAGTATAGTCTCTGCTATTGATTAAAACTGGTTTATTATCACCCTGAGTATTAAGTTTTAGATTCTGGTTATTTCCAGAACTATCTTTACCAGGATAAATAGCACCACTTACAACACCTAAAGCAAAAGCATTAGGTTTATCCGGAGATGCTACGTTAAAATTTGCTAAGGCTGATGCAATAGTACCATCAGGGTGGGTAAATTTATGAAGAAAATGTGTCGCCATTTTTAGGGGTACCTTTTAAAGTGGGTGATAGCCCCTGCCATCACCCAACTTGGTTAATTGTTATTATGCACCTACAATGACAAAGCCGTCTACACGGTTTGCCTTGAGGGTAAGAGTTGAGCCAGTACGGGTAGTATTCTCAGTAACAGTTAGACCAGTTGAAAGGGCGCGACCATCTGGATAAACGATTGTTTCAGATCCAGCAACTGTTAAAGCAAATGCCAGATCTTGAGTACCATCGGTTGCTGCAGTTGATGCATGGTTAGTACCTTTGACAATGGTTTCTACTGAACCTACTTTACGTAAAAATACTGCATAGAGTGTGCAAGCAGCATCTACTAGGATCTGAGAAGCATTATTACCACCATCTGACGCAGAATAAGTTCCATCAATATTCTTGTAGAATAGATCAGGATTACCCTTATTCATTGCTAGATGAAGGAAGAGGGCCTTGAAAGCATAGTAGTTAAAAGGACTATTTGTGTTTGAGGAGGTGCCAGTAGCATTACCATAAACACTGATATATGCCTTCTGACGAACTAGATTTGCTGACTGTGTAGTTAGAGACATTTTGAATACCTATAATTCCTCTAATCGCAGAGGAAGGCGTCTCGACAATTTACCCTGGTCAAGATCAGGAGCCAGCTGACTATAAGTGGCAGCTGAATCACGCTAGATTATTTTATTAATCTAGTTTTATAGTATCGCCAAGCCGATTTAGCAGTCTCAGTTAGAGCCTCATCAGTTTTAATATCCCTCATCATTTCTTCTCTAGCTTCTCTACCTTCAATGTCATTGATAACCTTCTCGGCGCCACCAAGTCTCCAAGGGGCACGATTGGCTAATTCAGTAAACATATATGGATTATCCCAGTTTGGTCTAGCTTTAATAGAAGTAACCGGAACTAATGAGTAAGATGCCAACATTTTAGTATCTGATTCATTAAAAAGAGCTTCATTAACGATATGATTGGGAAGATTTAATGGTCTACGCTGAGTTAATCGATAAACACAATCCTGACGAGATGGGACTACCACTAATGAGGAATCGAAATCATGAAGCTTCTGTAGCCACCACTGGGGTGGTTTGGCAAGCTGGTAACGATTGGTATCTTCGATCCAATTTGTCATTAGAGTTTAACGATCACTATATCGAGTGTTGCTTGCTATGGGAAGGGTCTGAGCAACATCTCGAACCGAATAAATTCCATTATCACCCTTAACCACTTCCTCATTCTTATTTAGAGGAGCACGATTCATACGTGTGATAGCTTTAGAATTCTGTTCAACTGGAGAGTCATCATCACCCTGTTCAAGAATTGCAACAAGATAGTCCATTGATCCAGAATATGGATCTTCACTGCCCATTACTGGATTCTGACGCTTAATTGCTTCAGCTACAGTAAGAGGTAAAGCTTCCTTTGCATGAGCCTTAATTCTATAGGGTTTTCCGTCCCAAGTTCCGTCTACGTTTTGTGAGGTACGATTATAGAGTGTAACAACTTCCATTTGATTTGAATCCTTTGAAAAGTAGGAGGACCCATTTCTGAGTCCTCCATACTACGATTACAAGATTAAATTTATGAACCAGCTGCTCTCTGGACGATTAACGACTGGCCAGTGATTCCATCAAGTCTAGCACAGAATGCTGGATACTCTAGGAAATACTGCTTACGCATACGATACCATGCCTCAAACGCATCTCGACCGGATGTGCCGGTACCAACACGCCATAGCACGCTACCATCTTCATCTACCCACTTGCCTGGCTCAGAGACATACTCTCTAAAACCAGCATTAGCCACGTCAAGGAACATCATGACATCTAATGGGAAATCCCTTAGAGCGCGGACGGGAATTTCACCGAATGGAATATCACCCTGCTTAAAAGCAGCCGTCCCCGGATCTGGCTTATTGAGCGAAGCACCCATATAACGACGATCAGCATCTGTAAGCTGAATTACCAGCCGACGTGTTGAGTGATGGCAAAGAATATTACTAATCTTACCGTTCAACTTCTGATCAACGATATCTGATACACGCTGAATGAGATCAGTTGATAAGGCACCTGTTGAAGCAGTTACATAACTTGAGTAGGCTGGAATCTGTGTACGATCCAAGCCATAGTAGCTCGCACGATATGTACCATCATCAACAAGGGCCATTACACCCCACCATGCATGTTCATAGGAGGTATCTAGAATATCAGTTACAGATGAGTTGGCAACCTGAACGATGAAATCGCCATCTGCCCAACCTGTCTGAGTTGATGCATCTAGAGTTACAGTTGTTCCACCATTTGAAACAGCTGTTACCTTACGAATTGAGGTACGAAGATTTCCTGTATTAGGATCTACTGCACCGATGAACATACCTACTGAAAGGAATCTATTGCCGAAATTAGCATTTGTAATCCCGCCTGGATTCTTTAGGGTAAGGGTAGTTGTATTATAGGTACCACTATTACCAACTGCTAGAACTCCACGACCATCAGAGTTGAGCGCGTACTCATCTCTACGGGACATGTCATCAATTAGGTACTGCATCTCCGACTTACGAGCACTAATGAAAGCACCCTCATTGGAGGTTGAGTCCTGCATGACTTCCCAAGTCATTCTAAGCCGTGACATCAGCTTCCGCTGATCCACGAACATACGTGAATAACTCTGGTTTCCAGCATCAGCAAACGCTGAATCTTCACCAACGAACATTGGTGAAACGTTACGGCCAGTATGTGCTAGCCTAACGATTTCTCGCCCCCGGAAGGGCACCCGTTCGGTCTTGATAAGATCACGAAGGGGATTCTTATTGTTTACGCCCTCAGCCACGCCGTCTTCAAAGACTTCCTTGAAGATGGCATCGAGAGCCTGTTTATCTGCCCCGGCAGCTTCTGCTACTGGGCCAGAATAGAGATAACCTTCATTTTCTAGGATATCTCCTGTTGCCATATCAATGACAACTTTTGTATTAATCCATGTTGACATCTGTGATTCCTTATTGAATCGTTTCCGCTAGTTCAAAGTGTGATGTCTTTAGAAGTTTTAATTTATTCACAACTTGATCACGACGAGATTTCACCTCAGAGGTAATTTTATTCTTTCCTGGATTTTCAAGATTCCAGAGCGATAATAAAAGTTCTGCTTGATCTCTCTTGACAATTAAGTATGGATAGATTGCCTCTAAAAACTCTTTCACACGAGGTTTATTAGAAATACGCCAATGATGAACAACATGCTTCCGTCTTGTATAACCTTTCTTTACAGTGTGTACATTACCATAACCAATTGTATCCATAATCCAGTTCATAAGTCTTGGATCGGCATTAGTTATCATTACTGTTGATTCGTGGCGGTTACGAAAGTCATAATAACCAATCGTACCTTCTCCATCAAATATACCAGCTAGGTATGCTTTTTCTGGTTCAGAGAGTTTATCCTTTAACGAGATATGTGCCACCATTAACCTTTTTTATGTTGAAATAGTTGCCAAGCTGCAGCGGCCCTCTCGTCTAGATTCTTCGGAGCAATTGGTGCTGAGACTGGAACCGAACCACTAGGAGTATCCTGTGGAATGTTGCCAGCTACTCTAGCTACCGTTGTTGCCGAAGCTACCCGACGAGCGGGGTCGATAAAGCTTGAAGTGAATACCTTCCAGAAATCCTCTACAATTGAAGGATCTTGAGCATAACGAGCAGTCAATTCTGGAGAAGACTGAACGAAGCCTGTAAATGAAGAATGAAGCTGACGCTTTGCTTCATCGGTGAGCTGTGAACCCAAAGATGTCTCAGCGAGCTTGAACAAATTATCTACATTTCTTCGGCCATAATCCTGCCAATAATGATTATTCTGATTCTCCAAATCCCCAGCTCTCTCAAGGAGAGCTTCAAGCTGAGCTGCTTTTTCCTCAAGTGTAGCGAGCCCTGGATAGAGCCCTTTAAACTGATTCTTTACAATCTCAATTTCTGGATTCTGAGGAGGTTGCTGACCTGTTAACGCACGGACTTGGGCCTGATATCGATCTGCTTCTGCACGAATCTGCGCCTCACGTTGAGCAAACTGTTCATTTGCCTGACGAACTGCTGCTTCTCGTGCTTCACGGATACGGTAACTTGGAACCCAACCTTCCTGTAGTGCCCCTGTCGCGGGTGCCTGCGTAGTGGCTGCTGGTGTCGCCACAGCCGGAGCGGGTGCTACTGGTGTCGCTGTAGCGGGCGCTGGTGTAGATGGTGTCGCGTCTACCTGCGGTGTTAATGTCTGCTGAACTGATTCGTCGGCCATGATTTAGACTCTACCTTTTTTGTCGCGGTTAGTTCCGCGAGAGTTTGCCATTCCTTCTACGACTGTGGCGATTATTAAAAACCTCTAAAAGAGGGCTGAAGGCGATTATGTGAATTCTGTTACTCGGACTGGTCCGGTTCCTGATGCTTTAATTGCATGAATAGCTCCAGTATAGTCATTCATTGAAGATTCATAATAAGTTCCGGCGGCAAGAATATAAGAAAAATTAGTTGTTGTTGTTACTGAGCCCAAAGCAACATAGATCTTACTGCCTGTATCATTATAAATGGAATATTTTTTTCTTGCCCCATTTGCAGCAAGAATTACAGTATCGGTTGTTGATAGAGCGGGACTTGTAATTGTTGCTGTTGTAGGAGCAACAAAAGTAATTGGAATTGAGGGGTTTGTTACATTGACATCAAATGTAGTAAGTTGATCACCATTTGTATCAACAATTACTACATCTGCCGCCCTAGAATTAGTTAAATCTCTGAGTGCTGGTCCAAGTAACATCTTTTATCTCCTTAAATTATTGTGCTAAGAAAACAACGACTACTTGGTACAATGAAATTTCTCCGTATTTCCCGATAGAATTCCAGCTTGGAATTATTGATAAGACATCCTGTGGTAGTATTGTAGCAAGAAAATTATTTAAATCTGCCTGACAAATCGCAACTGTATCATTGATTTGAGCTTTATTATAAACTATTAACGGATAAGCGAATGTACGTGTGCAAATTGCGCTCACAAAGTAACATTTTATTTTAATTTAGTGAGGACCCATACCACCCGGTCCTGCGTTGGGTGATTGTTGATTTCCTTTTGGAATTGATTTAGTTGATCCACTATTCTGGTTACTGTTCTTCATAGCTAAGGCTCCACCTTGTGGTGGAGCTTGCTGAATTGGTTGACCATCTGGTCCAATTGGCTGAGGTGGATTAATAGCCATCTGAAGCTGTTGAAGATTCATGTCAATAACTTGTTCTAGCATGGGATTAGATGCTAGAAGTTCTCTCATCTTATCAGTGTTCAACCACTTTACATGCTCAATCCAATGAATGTGGGGATCAAACCAAGGCTTCACCACAAGTGGGGAAGGACCAGTTGGTTGTTCTGCCCACTTCTCGAAGGCGTCTTGAATCTGAAGGGCAGCCTGGACATGATAATTTAGAGAAGGTACCAAATCTGAGAGGCCAAACTGGGTAAGTAGTGCGTATTTCTGATCAGGATCATTTGGATCGAGTAGTTGTAATTGATTAGCTTGCTCAATAGCCGCACGCTTACCAAGTGCAGTTTTTGGCATATTACTTCCATCTTCAACTTGAACATTAACTTGACCTTGGAGTTGAGCATTTTCAAAGTGCCTAAATGTATAACCACGATTTGGGCCAACCACAGCCCAAGTGCGTTGCTGTGGACCAAATTGTCTTTCTAATTCAAGAGCAGTAGTAAACCATCTACGATACATCTCACCACGAGATTGGAAGACTGAAGTGAAGCGTGATTGGCTTCTTTCAACTAGAAGTTGGAGGGCTGAGAAGGCTTCAACACCTGATGGCTTTTGACCTTTAATAATATCAAAGGCACCACTTAGATCTTCAATGTCCTTTATAATCTGTGCTCTGAATTCAAAGAGGGAAGCATCGAGAGGAACACCTGGAATCCTCTCAGGTTTACCCTGACCGGCAGCAGCTAGGACGTTCCATTTGATAATAAGTCCAGGCTCACCAGTGATATTCTCAATACCAGCATTCTCTGGGATAACCCAAGCTGGGTTGGCAGTACGTTGAACACAAAGCTGAACTAATGAATCTAATTGATTAAGCTGATCCTGCTTCTGAATGAGTGGTGATAACGCACTGCGACCATATAATCTTCCACCAATGTGTTCATATTGAGCGTGCTCGAATGGGAAGATTGGATTTCCTTCAATGTCAGTATAGGGAATTGGTCCAGGTAATCCTTCTTCGGGTGCTTGGAGAAGTGTTGGCTGCTGATCACCAACCACCCTCATTACCAGACCTTTAGGATATTCAGGAGTTGGGCGCATCCAGAGTTCATATTCAGTAACACCCTCAACTGTATGGGCTCCAGCAGCACCTAGATAGGCGAATTGTGATCCTGTGCCAACATCATTGGTTAAAGCTAGAGATTTATAGATTTGAAGTGATCGATCAGTAGGAGACTTCTCCCAAGTGAGCTTTGGGATCAATTCTGGATGGTTTGCCTCGAACCAATGCTTATCACGCCATCGTAATCTAATGATATATGGTAACTCATCAAATCTAGTAACATTGGGTGGGAAAGCATATTCAAATGGACTAAGTGCCGTAGTCTTACCCCTACCAAAACTCACCCATTCACCAATTGGTTGCGAAGGGGTTGGTTGACCATCTGGTCCCAGAGGGCCGGGAGGTCCCATTGCTTTCTGAAGAAATGTTCCACCACAAACTGGACAATGCTGACCAGCTGCTACAATGGCCTGAGGGGGAGCTACATTTCCACAAGTTATACACTGTTCATGGGGAACAAATACCCGATTCCATCTGACATCCTTATCCCATGAGATCTGAAGACAGGCATTACCACAAACAATGAGCCAGAAGTCGGCCTCTCTCATGTTCTGATCCATCATATGTTCCTCATGAATCATGGGGGACATTTGGTCAGATACTTCTGCAGCTGCTATGGACTCAGCATCATCTCCAACAGGTCTTACCTTAACAGCAAGATTGATTGCTCCTAGATTTGTCCTAATAGCCTGAAGGGTTTCTGCCATTTTATTGGTGACTGGTCTAGGAACCCATTTCTGAAGCCTTTTATCAACCCACTCCCTACGAGTTGGATGAAAGGTAATCCACTGGCGATTCATTACATAAAATAAATCTCTAAGCCATTCACGTTCCCAAATCCATCGATATTCAGTACTCTCTCGCTTGAATGTGTTGAACATATCAAGCAACTTAGCTTCATCCCAAGGATTAGCTACTGGTTGCTGAGGAGCCTGAGAGGGATCATCAATGGAGTACTGACCTCCTGGTGGAAGTCCAGGTTGTGCTCCAGTTGAGAAGGTATTAGGTGGGAACATCTAGTTACTGATTCTGAAATGGTGAAGAGTATGTTGGAAATCCTAATTCTTTTGCCATCTTCTCACCGACATCCTCGAACAGATCACTATTAAATCCTTGTGGAATAGCGGGCTGTCTAGCAATTTCAGGAACTGGAATCTTCATTCCATAGACCTTCTCTAACAACGATGCTCGCTCCATTTCAAGGCTATTAACTTTCACCCTTAGCCATTCAAAGTTTGCCTGGGTGTTGGCGAGTTGGGTTTTAAGACCATCTCGTTCAGCCTTTAATGATGCCAATTCCTCACGCATGGAGTCTACTGTGTCTTTAGAGATACGAAATAGATCAAACGATTTATCCGGTAACCACATATCTTTAATATCCTCAGTTCCAAAAATCTCCAACCGTATTACTTTCTAAAACAGGCTCCCTATCAAGCTTCCTCATCCTCTTTATACTCTCTCTAATCTCAGGATCTAATCCACTCAAGTCTCTAATTGGTGTAGTTGAAGCAGGAGGAGCAGTTGGAAGCATCGGCCAAGTCATTACTGCATATCTTAAACAATCAGGAAGCTCATCCTCTAATTTATAAACCTTCTCCTTACGAACTTGGCCATCCTTAGCTTTGTCAGGTGCCCATCGATAACTCTTACACTGCTTAATCGTCATTGGGCAAAGAGATTCAACAAACCATAATTGCTTAGCGTGGAGCCAACTCTTAACTCTCTCAGTACCTGCTACGACATCGTTCTCAGAAGGTTGGCAATAAATCTGATGCTGAGCTAACTCAATCATTGGCTGACGTTCATTACGATTGATAGCATATCTAGTATTACTTGAAGCTGCCAACATCTTAATCGAACCAGCGTGTTGAATAAATGATCGATGTCTCTCTAGATATTCTCCAACAACAACCAACCCAAGCTCAGTTGATACTAACTTCACCGCTCCAAAGGGGTGGTCCGCTCCAGTATCGATACCGACCAGAACTTGACGCCAAGATGCAATCTCTGGCCATTCTGGAATGATCTGTTTAATCTGCTCAAGGGTTCGTAGAATCTGGGGATCAACAGCGCCGCCGTATACTGCTCCTTCAAAGACCACAAAGTCTGCGAGATACTCTTGTTGAAACATTGTGGGAGGCATTGATGCTTTGGCATCTGCAATTTCCTCGGCCGAAATAATTGGATTTTCTTGTGTGGCATATCGACATGCCCAATAACCTGGAGTATTTTCTTCCGCCTTAAGATAAAAATTTTTCCAAACCCAATCGAATGACCTTGGAGATGATGTGAATACTGCTGCACCACGACGTTCCGTTAGTGATGGACGAATGACATGCCAAGTCTGTTCTGATAGTTCGCAGGCTTCATCAATCCAAAGATAATCTAAACCTTGTCCACGACCCTGATCTGGATCTTCTAATGTTTGTAAATGAATTAGTGTACCATTCTTAAGTCTAAGATCAAGATATTCAGTACTCCAAGAAGATACCCAATCCTCAGGAATTAATTCTTGCAAAGCTGGCAAAACATACCGATGGAGTTTAGGATTTGTGGGAGCACAGCACCAAATAACAGAATTAGGAATACAAGCTTCTTCAACAGCTGCAATTGCTCCGGCCCTAGTTTTACCTCCACGTCTACCACTTAGAAGTGCAAACCGATGAAAGGTTCTTTTCCCTTTACCACCACAATTTGGACAGACAAGATTCGGAGGATTTTTAAACTCAATTTTACAAGCGAAACAAAGCCGCTGTCTACGGGCATTCCAAAAAGCATCCTGATAATAATGAAATTTAAGTGGTTCAGCAATAGGAAGTTGTGTCCATTTCATTACTTATGCTTTTCTAGGTAGGCAATTAAGGCTTCAAGTCTTGAAGGATCTTCTTCTACTAAACCCAAAACTACATTACAAGGAGAGCATAAAAGTTCTCTTATCTTTCCTGTAATATGATTATGATCTACACTTAGTGCTTTTATCTTTCCAGCTTTTGTATAAGTTTCACTGCGATGACAGATTGCACAAACTCCAGATTGATTCTCTAATAACTTCTGATAATCATTAAAAGAAATTCCAAACTTCTTTTTTAATTCTTTATCTTTAACTACTTCTGGATGTTTCTTGTACCATTCATCAGATCTCGCACGCATCTTTTTAGCGTGTTTACGATAATATTCTTTATTATATTGTTTTGCTTTATCGAGATCTTTATAACCCATTACTTAACTGGAGCTGGGTCTGAATTCTTATGAATGAGATTAGCCACAGCTACAACTGTACCAATACCACTCTGTAGTGCCTGATTAACTACTGTTGGGTCTACAATAACTTTACCAGCCTGAGTGTTCGTCGCCTGAATACCAACATTAACAATCTGCGTTGCCACTGCCAGCTTTGTAGCACTATCAGCACCCTGGATCTGCTCAGCTAGTTTAATTCCCAATCCTACGAATGGAGCAATGGGGGCTAGTGGTGTCAATGCTAGAGCAATGGGAGCAATCTTCTCAACTGCCGAGAGCCATCCTGCTAAATTCATAATTAACCTTTGTTCTTACCTTCACCAGATTCACTGTTAGGTGTTTCCTGGCTAAATGGATGAGGCATACGTCCACCATGCTGGGTGTGACCAGCGCCTACAGTTGAAGAACTCTTATGATACTTAGGTTCTCCACCCTCAGGACCATGACTGGACCGAGGTTTTTCTGGAAACTGGCTTACTTGGCCTGCTGTGAAAGGCATGATTAAGGTCGTCCTGTGGTTGGCTGTGGTTGTGGTTTAGATGGCGTTGGGATCTTGGAGCCATCTGGGGCACCAATCTTACTTGAGGTTTCTGGAAAAGTTGCCATTATATCTCCTACTTACCTTCTACAATTGTTACTAGATTAAGTTCCTTGGTCCAGCCATTATCTTCTGCCTTACCCTTACGTACTGGAACTGGATCATTGCAGTCATTGGAACTTGTGATGTACTTCTCGTCCCAACCGGCTGTGGTAGGCGTGGCATCTGGGCTGAGGTCAAGGCTTGGACGGCCTTCTCGTTGAATTAAACTCATTACTCTTTACCTTTCGGTTTAGCATTCTTTAAGCCATCTAAGGCTTGAGATTGATATTCTTTCTTGCCCCTTTGGGCTGCTCGCTTCTCAGAGAGCATTATTGCAACGGCTTGGGACTTAGACTTAACGGGGGTACCCGATCCTCCCGATTTTAGGGTACCAGATTTCCACTTGTGAAGCACTTCATCCCAAGGCATGATTAGCTCTGGTGGTTACACTGAATTGTGTGGCCATCATCTAGAATATTTATAGTATCATTAGTAAGTTGGCCACCCAAAGACTTTAGATTATCTAAGGTTACTGTATAAGGCTGTGTATATGATGATGTATATGGTAGTGTTGAGCTATAAATCCAAGTATAATTAGGATAAGTCCTCCACTCCTGATTACACGCAAGACAATGAACAATTTGGCACTTCTTACAGAACTTCACGTTCTCATGCTCACATTCACAGCTATATTTATGATTATGCTTCACTTACTTCTCCATTTAATACTCTAGGACGACCAACTACATGCCCAGTAATCACCTTCATATTTGCTGGGTCAACGGTTTCAATCTTCAGGGCTAGGACGGTGGTCGGCTGTTCTGAGATACCCTTAGACTCCTGAAACTGCTTAAAAACTGTATGTTTCATGGTTTCCAGAGTAGCTTGTTTATCCTTCTGATCCATGAACTCTGACAGATTATCTATAGCCTTAGGGATGATCTCATGCTCTAACCTATCAATGGGATCATCAAACTTAAGCCAGCCTTCTTTGGTGGCTCTTGAGATTAGGGTGTAAAGAGTGGCTGGAGCTACCCCTAATCTACCAGCAATCTCTTTGGTAGTCAGGGTCGGTTCCTGAGCTTTTAGGGTGAGCCATTCAGTTAACCTCTTACGACCAGCGTAGGGACCAGCCTCAAGTGCTGGGAGGTTGGCATTTAGAACTAATTCTTTTCCCCTATTGACTTCACGCTGAGCACGCTTGGCTGGTGAATCAATCAATACTTCAACATCCCGTCCATCTCCTGCTGACTTAGATTCGGCTTTCGTTTTCCTTGCGCGTGCGGAACAGAAGTGGCACTTGCACCCTGATTTGTGAGTGAGGGCTCCTTTACCACGCAATCTACCCTCCATTTTTGCCTCCAAAAGAAATCATCAAGCGCGGCGTCAAACCGCGCATGGGGCAGGAGGTCGGTACATTGAGTGGTTTCATCTGGGGTTGACATTGCGGGGATTTTGAAATGGGGATTGACATAAGTGGCGGGAAAATGGTGGCTACTGTAGTTTACTTCCATGTAGCCCAAGAAGTGGGTTTCAGATAGGGTAAGTCGAATATCTGTTTAAAGGCCATGACGGTCCACTGACCTCCCAGTAAATAAAGAGCTAGCTTTCCCCCTGGATCAGATATTTAAGCTAGCGAATTTGTCACGCCTCAAGGTCACTAGGAGGGAGGAACTGATGACCGAGTGTCAATGGGGGGATTCTGGTTTATTAGTACAAAATCTAGCTACACATTAAGTACGCTCTAAGTATATCACGTTTCAGCTCAAATGTCAAGCACTATTTTTCAATTATTTTAAAAAATTTTATTTTGAAAATATTAATCGTATTAATTGTAGCAACCAAAAGCGGTGAACAGGTTTACGAAAATGAGACGTAAGAGCCGTGAGTGTCGGCTGCTGCTCAGAGTTAGCGTGGAGTGCCTTGGCACGCTCGAACAAGGCCTCTTCGGTCAACACCATACCAGGAATGAAGACACAGCAGTCCATCGGGCACACCTCGACACACCGCTGCGTGTTGAAGAAGCCAACGCACTCCGTGCACGCATCCCGGTCAATCACATACACCGACTTGCCCTTGCGGATGCCTTTGTTCGGGCACACAGGCACGCAGGCGTCACACGAGATGCAACCGTCGGTTATCATTAGCGGCATGTCAAGCCAAAAATGAGTTTAGCTATTTTGACACCAATTTAGGGAAAAACATATTAATAAACATCGCTACAAAGACCATAATACCGATAAACTGAATAATTGCCATTTTCTCCTCCTGATGAATGACTGACCAAGTTAAAAAGCAGTATACCACAACTCTTGTGGTTTGTCAAGTGAAATATACTATATGTAGTTATTATTTATTGTGTCAACGGCGTGTCGCGTTTTTAGTGACACACTCATTGACTATTTTCTATAACCTATTCTATTCATTATAGTTATCAATTTTTGTGTCGCTGTGTTAAGCCTCCTTATAAGAGAAAGACACACAGACACAGGCTAGGGAGAGCCTTTTAGGGCTCTCTCCAGCCGCCTTTTGTCATGCGAGCTTAAAGTTGACACAAGCAGACACAGAAGATGACACAACCAGAAACTCTTTATAATCAATAAGTTATAAAATCTTGTGTCATTTGAAAATAGCTGACACAGAAGATGACACACCCACCAAATTGACCAATTTTTTAAAAAATTCTCCCGAGACTACCCCTGGGGGTGGACTGACTCTAAGCGACAGAGGGGGTCCCTGGGGTACTCTATGGTACTCTATGGTACTTGATGTACGTATACGTACATATACATCTAGCTAAGTAGCTGACTCAATGGGACTTATAGGTATATTGTAGGCTGGTAGCAGTCACGCACACCATGTCATTGACCGTCAGTGACCGCTCCCAAGTCGTTGATTTGGCACGAGTTATGCCAGGCTTCGCCATACCATCCAGCAAGCAAGGATCGTTCCGGCATATCAATTGCATCGCGCGTGTTGCAAGGACTGTGCCATTAGGTCAATCAACCTAGCCTATGCAATTGTTGTGCCAATGGTTCGATGCACGGTTCGCTCCAACCGTCAAGTATCTGCAATAAGTATGCCAGTACAACATACCTATGCAACAACCATGCCGGATCGATTCTTGCATTAGGTGTAGACTGTGGCAATGGTAGGCTGTAGCCTAAATGGGACAGCGGTTCGCCTTGGTTTCGCCTTGGCATAGGTTATGCTTATGGTCTATGGTATAGGCTAGGGTGTCGTTGGTTGCCGGTCGGCCAGGAGCTAGTCGGTTGCGGTTCTGGTCAGTCGCCAGAATGCCCGCAAAACGCGCCACGTTGCCCCAGGTTGCAATTTCCACAGGGTGGGGTATACTGGGCTATGGCCCCGAAAAAGTCGGCTCATATTGAATCGTCGAGCCACTTTCGCCCCTGTTCAATTATTCGACACTGTGCTCTATTTTGACACAATTCCGGTAAATCGTTTGGTTTCAATGGTTTAACGGAAATGGGTTGTTCCAAAATGGAACACTTCCGGCCGATTTTTCTGGCACAGGATTTGCGTCATTGGGGTTTTAGGGCTGGCACTGGAAGTGCTTCCTCGCGGTTCGGTCGAATTTTCCATGAATCCCACAAAAACCGCGAAAACGCCGAAAATCGCAAAATCCGCGATTCTCACGAATGGCGTCAGGGTTCTAGGAAACGGTCTAACGCACGAACACACGAGCATGGGCGTATACGCTACCGCCTATGCTCAACCTATCGCCCAATACCGGGCAAGCGTAGGAAGGAAATAGACATATGCCAACGATGCAAGTAACACCCGTAGACGGTAAGGTCACTATCGGGGACGTGGAATACGATGTGTCCATGTTCACAGGAATGGCCGCAATTGACGCTACGGGCAAGGCGCTCAAGCTTCAGGACGTGCGTGTGCAGTTTAAGGCTACGCCGAATAGCGCTACTTTGCCAGTGACCTACACGGTTGCCCTAGTCGCCACACGGGAACCGATTGACGAAGTGGAATCGGCCAAGGTTCAGGCTAAGGCAGCTGAGCAGAAGGCACGTAAGGACGAGAAGCAAGCGAAGGAAGACGCCACACGCGAGCGTGACCTCAAGCGGGCAGAGCAGTCAGGGCGGGATGGCGTTCTCAGTGTCATGGGACAGGTAGGACAGATCGCACAAGCGGCACACGTTCTCGCCTCGCTGACAAACAATCGCTAGTGTCAAGAGCTAGGGGACAGCATACCCTAGCTCACTCTCAAGGTAGATAGTCCTATATGACCTGCATCCACGGTCTACCAAGTTACTGCTGTGCTGTCTGTAACAAATCGGTTCTCGAACGTCCCGCGTTTGGAGGCATGAGACGAATTGAGACCGAACCTAGATTTGTCAAGGGCAGAGATAGCGCCAAGTGGATTGGCATGGGTGAACCCATTGGCCCTAGCTCCCATGCAATGCGGGACGCGATGGTTAGTCAGTCCAAGTATGGCAGATTGGATATGGCGCGTAGTAACTGGCGTCAGGAGCAAGTAATACGAGACATCACTGAGTTTGTTAGGAGGGTGTCAAGGCATATGTGAGCGGACCCTCGGCCAGGACTGTCTATGATCTTGACATGGGTGTGCGAATACCGTTGTCAATGGTAACAACGAAGTTCATTCGTAAGGCAGAACCACAGGACTGTCCAGGATATCGGCATCTCGATTAGGAGTGTTGAAAATGGTAGATCACAATCGAATCAACCGAATCAATCCTGATGCAATCATCGCAATCGCTATTGGTATGGCAAGTGCGGCAATTATGATTGCAACCATTGTGCTGACTGTGAAAGTGGGAAGGATGCTATTGGGGTTATAGATAATGGCCTTTAGTGATTACGACGTTCACTCCCATCTTAGGTCGATTGGTCTGTCCAGAGGTAAGATGATTGCTTCTTATGATCGTGTGGGGATACCTGATCCCGATCACAAAGGTGAGGGTAAGACTCCACATATGGCTGATCTGAGAGCCAAGAATCAGGCAATTCTAACCCTTGCAGGAACGGCCAATAGAGGCGACGGGAGTCTGATGAAACCACTTCATTGGGCGCGTATCAGTGAAGTTGAAAAATGATATGTTGAATTTGAGGACGGAGAATGTATGAAAACTTGTCCGCACTGCAACGGACCAGTAGCACACGAATACTCTTTTTGTCCTTTTTGCGGTAAGAGGTTGATAAAATGAAGGCACGTTGTTGTGGTGAACGACTGCATTCCTTACAGGAAAGTAGATTCTGGTTCACCAAGATTTGTCTGGTGTGCAAAAAGACCTACACTCAGTACAAACGTCAGTCTAAGTCTACATGGTGTGACTCAGCCTGGATAGCTAATAAAATGGCTCCTGACATGGCTAGATTCACGAAAGATTAAGCCTAGAATAGACAACACATTCCCCCGACACAATGACTTAGTGGTAGAGTTAGTCGCCTACCCTGAACGGGACGAAATCTCCCAGACTGCCCCTTTAATGAGGAATTTCATCAATTGAGGCATCTCGTTCTTGCCCTCTATCACCTGATCATCGTAGCCTAGGGTGATAGAGTATATTAAAGCTACGGCACCGGCAAGGGTGGGGGTTAGGTAGGCAATTAGTCCTACCAACCCCATTTTAATTGAAAGAAGTCAAAATGACTCATAACCATCTGCTACCATCCATCAATAGACTCAAACGTGGCATCTACGAAACAAGTTATGGGAATGCTGCTTACGTGTCAGGACCATCTGCAAAGACGGCATTTGATCTAGATATGGCTGAGAGGATTCCTATCAGTGAGGTTACAAACAAGCTTATCAGGAAGGCTGAGGCGATGGATAAACCGTCGTATCGCTATCTTGATTAGAGGTCTAGAATCAGTGATCAGGGGTGGACTATCCAATGAAGCTATGAATCTTGCGTCCGTTATCGGGTCTTCCTAAAGGTGATGATCCGTGGAATCTGTGGTATGATAAAGCCTTTGGTTTTGTAGTCTGTGCGGAAACAGAGGTGGCAGCACGACAGCTAGCTGACGAAAATGCTGGAGATGAGAACCGCACAGAGTTTTTGGGCCGAAAAATATCAGATACGGAGCATCCATGGCTAGATGCTAAGTATTCAACTTGTACTCTCTTGGAACCGACTGGGAATCCTAGAATAATCTTAAAAGATTTTGCAAGCGCCTAAAAGGTGAATCAATGTTAGGCTTCATTCTCGCCTTAAATGTGGCTGGATTCTTCGGATTCATTGTCTACATATTATCTGTGCTTCTCAGGTATGATCATGGGAAGCAGTTGATGATTGAATTTAATCAGGCAATAACTGATGATTGGATGAAAGCTCTCGCAGATATTCTAGGTGAATATCAAAATGATAATTTCATTAGTGACGATGAATTGATGAATTTACCTGTAAATAGGGTTCACTGAGGCACTTGATTAAATGACATCAGATAAGATCGTTCCAATTCCACCTGAAGGTATGATTTGCTATAAGTTGACAGACATCAACATGCAGACTCATAAGGGATTTCAATGGACCTTAAATGAGCCCAAAAAGGTAAGTGGAATGGGTAAATTGTGTACCTCGGGATGGTTACATGCTTACGTGCATCCTGATTTGGCAATCATTTTGAATCCAATTCATGCCCGTTATAATCCATGCAGGTTATTTGAAGCTAAGGCATTAGGTCTATGTCTACCTGACACAGGACTACTCAAAATTGGTGTTTCGTCATTGATCTTGGAGAAAGAACTAGAGATACCAAAATTTTCCCGGCTTGAGCTAATTGCATGGGCCATATTTGTAGTTCGTTCAATACCAAATCGTGTTTTAATTTCTGCATGGGAAATTTGGGCTGATGATTTGTTTGAAAGCCGTGTAATTGATAAACAGGCGGCTAGGG